GTGAATGTAAATTCGCTTGTTACCTCCTCGTCCAACGATAATTTTATTACCTTCAGGCCAAGGATCAACAAATCTACGCTTTACCCAACTATGCCCAATTCCGCCCGGCATACCTGCTGCACGAATAATAGCAGGTAGACCAGAATCTCTGGGAGAACGAACTCGCTGGAATCCAATATAAAGATAAATCCATTCCGTATATGAAGTTAACTCATCTGGCGTATATAGACTGATTTCCATTGAGTCATACTTGTGAACGTCATCATCGTTCTCACAGTGACCCAAGAAAATCATTGCACCCAAATTACCCATTCCCGTCCCACCTAATTGGTCAGGTCGCGGGAATGTCCATGCCATATCAGTGCGATTAAATGTAGCTCCAAATTTTAAATATAGTTCACGGCTTCGCGGAACGATCTCATTCTTTAACTCAGGAAACGTTCGGCGTTGAAAGACCTGTTTGAATCGCGGGTTTTCATGTAACCGATGAACGATTCCATACACAAGTAATACGTCTGATTTTCCGGAACCAGCTCCACCACCATAAAACGCTTCTTTAATCGACCAGGGGATAGCAAGAAATGGTTCTTGTTTTCTATTTGGTCGCCACTCGTTCCGGTCAGCCATACTACTTCACAGAACCCACAACAGTAGCCGTGCCAGATGTATAAGTTGTCATTTTTGCACGAAGAACTCGAATACCATTCAGTGTTGCTGTAAATACATTACCCGTAGTCGAACTTGTCACAGCAGTAGTTGAATTAGCAGGCATCATCAGAACTGGTAGAAAGTTTGCACCGTCTACAGAAGCCTGAAATGAGACTGTTCCTGAAAATGTTCCCCCGACCTGAACCGCGACACCTGATGCACCAGACGTAAATACATCGGTGTATGCGTTGGTGGTAGATAAATCAGCCATTGATGCTCCTAATGAGGAATCCCTAACTTATTCATAATCTGGGATAACGCCCAACCATGATGGTCATAAATCATCTGATCTAATTGCGTGCCCATAGGAGGCTCAGAACCAGATGGTGGAAATACACCATTCAACGAATCAAAGGCTTCAACGGCTACAAATACTTGACCAGCGATATTGATAGAATCAGGATTATCAACTACTGTAGTCGAGTCAGTTCCAACACCACCAAATAAATCCCAAGCAAGCAAAACACCGCCTGAGTTATTAGCCACAGTATCCTTACCAATTGGCGCACCTTCAGAAGACCTCTTAACTCCCCATCCTTTAGATGGTTCAGAAAATACTAATTGCCTCGCAAATCGAGCACACCAGTTTCGGAATACTTCATCTTTGGATGAACCCGGTTCCATATTGTATGGAAGTGAATACACTTCTAACAGTGCATCCCTGATATCTAGAACCCTATCCGGTAGTTTCATCTTGTTGCTCTTGATGTTTATGATTAAATGCTGCACAAGTCACTTTAATACCAACGATAGTTCGTTCTATTCTATCTAACTGTGCAAGTATTCTAGAGAACATTAGATCATTCTGTTTATTAGAATTCTCTAATAGAGTCTCAACTAAATTCACTCTGCCCTCTAATCTGACCGCCCAAACAATTGAACCAACTGCCCAGGCAACTATAGCGATAATTACGGCATAAAAAGGCTGCATGGTTATTTTTTAAACCTCTTTACAAACCTTTTTCCTTTATACCTTTTCCATGGAATTCCCTTAATATGGGGATTAATCCTTTTCCACTTATTCTGAGAAAGTAAATTTTCAATCTCAGGGCCAGCAGAAGGTAATGAACTCCTATCTGCAATTAATAAATCTAAAAATGATAACTGGCCTCGCGCTGATATTGCAATTTCAAGTTCTAACTGACTGACCTGACCTCTAGTAGGAGTTAGAACAAATGAAGGAGTTTCAAATTCTACGAATGATAACTGACCTCTAGTTGGAGCTAATGGAGTCTCAAATTCAACGAATGAGACTTGACCTTTAGTCGATTTATTAGGAGTCTCAAATTCAGCCTGACTGACCCGACCGCGAGTGACTAAATTAGGAACTTCTAATTCACTAAAAGATAATTGGCCTCGCGTTAGTAAATTAGGAGTTTCTAATTCTGCATGACTGACTTGACCTCTAGTTTGAATAGTTGGGACTTCGAATTCGGCCTGAGAAATCTGACCTCTAGTTTCAACTGATGGAACTTCTAATTCTGTTTGACTTAATAAGCCTCGCGTTTGAACGATTGGAACTTCGAACTCAGCCTGACTTAACTGACCGCGAGTTGATTTATTTGGTGTTTCAAATTCAGCATAACTTAACTGGCCTCTAGTTGATAATGATGGAGTTTCTAACTCCGCCTGACTTAATTGTCCTCTAGTAGGAACTACAGGAACTTCAAATTCCGCCTGACTTAGTTGGCCTCTAGTAGTTTTTAATGGAACTTCTAATTCAGCCTGACTGACTTGACCTCTGGATGCTAAACTAGGAACTTCTAACGTAGCATGAGATACCTGACCTCTTGTTGGTACAGGACCAGAAGAACTGAAGAAGATAATAAGTGACATCGCATGTCTTTAACTATTCATTAGTAAAGACAATGACTACGTTGACACTACCAACCGATGAGTTAGTAGTCTGGTCAATCTTGATCCCATAACCTTCGCGTAAGACTATGGGTTCAATTCCTTTAGTTAAAATACCAGAGACATGATTGAGTTGCGAAGCTAATGTCGCATAAGAGTTAGTTTCTTCTGATGAACCATTACAGTAAAGTAAAGTAGTAGCAGTAGTAGCACCACCAGTAGGCTTAGTCCTCGCAGTTACTTGCGCTGGTAATGCAGCACTAGCTGTATCATATGCCGCAGGAGTAGCTGTAGAACCACCAGTTCCTACTGCGCTAGTTCTAATGATTTCATATGTCTGACCAACACCAGTTACACCAGCTAATGTTGGAATAATAAAAATACCACGAACCTTAAGAATCTTACCTGAACCTGATGCATTGAACAGGTCAAGTAATGTAGTCCTCGTGGCTGCTACGTGAGCAGTATTACCAGTCGAAACTGCCCATGTTGGAAATGTAGGAGTTCTGGTAATATCTACATCTAATCCATATGTAGCATCACCCTTAATGCCATCAGTTCCATCAGCAGTTCCATCTACCAGTTTGATCTTCTGGTAATGGACACCACTGACATCATCTGTAGCAACAGTAGTTCCTGATCCCGCAGTCCATGAGACATTATCAGCCATAGTAATTCACCTACGGCTTGTTCATTACGACACGAAGATACAGATCAGAATAGTCAGTAATTGAATTAGCCTCGCCTGCGGAAAGATTATAAGAGTAATCAGTGAATGACCCCGCGCTAATATTACTCTGAGTCAATGTTGCAATCAGAGTTCCTGGAGTTCCTTCACTGACATAACCCTGTCTTAATTGAACAGTCGCATCAATCTGATTACCACCAGATGATACGTCTGTTCCCATTCTTGCACGAATGGTATGACCAGTAGATGAAACTGGATCTGTTACCGCAGTTAATTTGGTAACATATGGAGCATTCGAAGGGTCTGCAACTGATCTGATATAATCAGCGTCAGATGCAACTGTTTCATTGATAGTATCCCAGATATTGGTGGTTCCTCCACCTTGATCTGTATACGCACCAATAGAAGCATCGGTTGAGGGTCTACCATATTGAGGCATGGTTATTCCTTAACTGTGATAACGTCGAATGACTCCTCTTTAGTAACTCGCGGTGCATAAAATACGAAAGTAGGCCCATTAGTCTGGCTGACACCAGAATCAGGTTCCATATCTTTAACGATAGAAGACATAGCCTTAGCGACAACTGCTAAAACAGCGGGCTTCGCATTAATCAGCTTATCTTCTGTAATGTGATGAATTGCGCGAAGTAGGCGAGACTGAGCTTTCTTAGCAGAGAGCAACTTACGAGAATTGATATGACTTAATAAGTCTTCATTTTTCTCTTTATATGTCGCAAGGGAAGTAGCACCGGCAGAATATGCATCAACTGACTGCGGACTGATCTGTAATTCCCTCGCGAGTTCTATCGCGTCTTGTCTTCCTTCGATCTGCGAGGTCTCCGCCAGAATTCGTTGAATCGCGCGAGGAACATTATTATCCCCTTCTTTTCTACCAGGGGATGATAATTCTTTGACTAAAGAAACTGAATCTGACTGAATTGACTTGACCTCAAGACGACAATTCTCTAACTCTTTATCCAGTTCTTCGTCTGATACTATCTTGAGAGGCATGATTTGATCCTAATAGAGTCAATCTTTCAGTCCCTCTTACACCCTTCCCGCAAGTGCATTATACCACAAGACCGGCTGAAAATCAAATTTTTATATACTTAATATATTCATATGGAACATAAATAGGGGACCCATTCAATAATTTATAATATTTTTACCTAGTAAGATGATTGCTAGCCACGCAATTCTCGTGCCAACCTGTTGAGGCTCCACAGACATCGGTCGCGGGGGGTAGTTTGACTCCCTACTGTCGTCCTAAGTCCTTACCTATCAACGAGTTACGAGGTAGTTGCTACTCATAGTATGTAGTCCGACAATCATAGGGCAAGAAATATGCCGAGTTTCAGGTGGAACCCTCAACCAGTCTGAAACCTGACAGACTCCTGACCAAAGCTTGACACTAAATCCTACACTTTTTCTTGATTCCATGCTGCACCGAGGTCCACTTGTGTTAGACTGCTCTTGTCGGGATTGTCCGACAGAGACAGGAGAGAGACAAAATGAGAAACGACACTGGTACCTTCAGGTTCACTGTTCCTGCGGATTCCCCGCAGGGGCGAGGCGGCGAGAAGCTTGAAGTGGGATTCTCGTTTCCCGTGTGCGAGTCCGACGAGGACATCACAGCGGTTCTCGCGGAGCGCAAGACTTCCGTTTTGGAAGTCATCAACAGCGTTCTCAGGGACAAGGCGAAGGCTGCAGCATATCAGTCTTTGCTCGCGTCCCACAAACCTGCGGACTTGAGCGCCGAGGATGCTCTTCAGGGAGTTATTCGCACGCTCGTGCGCACCGGCCTGAGCGTGGAGAAGGCCACAGAGCGCGCCCGGAAAATGATGGACGAGTAACAGACTCTCAGGGTTTCGCCGGGTTCCCCCCGGTTCCAAAGGCTGAGAGACTCGGCGGTCGGGATTCGAAAAGGGTCGGGGATTCAATCCCCGGCCTTTTTTTTTGTGCCTGATTTCTGAGTCCAGTTTCTATCCGGGATAAGGTCTGTCGGAATTCTATCGGATTCTGTCAGTTCATTCCCCTGTCAGACTATTCTACCTAATCAAGTCAATTCTTCAGTTTACTTCCCGGTCAATTCCCCTACCTTTCGGGTATGTTTCAGTCCCCTTTCGGAGTCGTTTCCAGGGTGTTCTATCGGCGTAAGTCGTTCTGTATCAGTCACTTAGCCGGATCTCCCTCTCCCCAGTCAGGTAGGATGCCCTGTCGGGACTGGTGAGGCGGGTCAGAGGGTTGAGATTCTTATTCTCTTTTTTATTTTTTTTTTTAATCATAACTCCTAATCATAGTGTCCACTTTTGAGGACATGTCATCTGGAGAGGACAGTCCATTCCCTGACAGTTCTGTGACACTCCAGCCCGGACAGACTGTGGTAGACTGGAGCCCGGCGAGGGTCCGGGAGACAGGGGTCAGGTCAACTACCGTGGAATCAGTCACTTGCAGCGAAACGGCACCCTCGAAACAATCAGGATTCGAGACTGAAAGGACTCAGAAAGGGGAAAGAAATGAGTAGGAAGTAAACTGAAAAACTCAAATCATTACTCAAATCCAACTAACTCAGAATCAGACAGGGAGAAAAAACAATGTATCCTCAGAAGTCCACAGTCCTCGCGTTCCTCACGAAGTCGGATTCGGCTTGCTGCACGACGGCGGAATTGCTGAAGCTCAAGCGCGACAATCCCGAGGATGTCAATATCCTCAAGCAGTGGGCAGCGGAAGAAATGCAGGCCCGTGGAATCGAAATCGAGGAAAAGTAATGACAGATTAGGCGAGGTTGAATCAATTCCTCGCCTTTCATTCAAACTCAATCAGACTCAATCAAACAGACTTACAATTGGAGTATGAAACGAGAAACTACAATGCATAATCATCCATTCGCCACCAGACCTAAGCCGGACGAATGCGAATGCTGCACTAATTCTCTCAAGGGAGAATGGGCTACATTTTTCAAAGATATGTGGCTCTGCAAAGAATGCTGGTCAAAGGATAGTTTCATTGCACCTATGCTACCTCAGCCGGTAAAGCCTATCACTCCGATTACAGTTAGGACAGATATCTTCAATGCTGTCTGTAACAGCATTGAAGAATTGCGAGTCCAAATTGAATCGGACGAGTCAGTCCAAAATAAGCACTACACTTTGGCAGAGATTCTACAAACGAAGATAAACGATTACAAGAAAGTAATCTTCGACCTTAACGAATCACTGGTCAATACTCAGAATGAACTGCGAGGGACTCAAGAATACTTGAATACCCTCGCGGTCAAACTGCGGTCAGAGGAACGCGAGAAACTTCGCCTTATGGACGCGGCATATTCGCCTAAGCCGCTCACCAAAATCCCCAAGCCTGTAATCGTCAAGACAAAATTCAATCGGAACCAGCTCCGCAAGGTTGCATCAGAATTGTCTGAGGAATTGGGCGTTCCTATTCCTGAGCATATGGTGCAAGTCCTTGCGGTTAAGCGAGGTTCTATGGAGAAGGCTATTTCTGAAATCAGAATCACCATTCGGCAGATCAAGTCAGAGGTGGCAAATGACCAAGAATGAAATGCTCCAACTCATAGAAGAAAAAATTCGAGAAAGTCAGCATAATCTGAATATGCTGGCAAGGTCAGCAAAAGAATTGCAAAAGAGAATTAATGACCAAATCGAAGACTTGAGTTTTCACAAGCGAGTCAAGACTGTTATTGAAAATCTTGAGGAGTAACTACAATGTCTAACTACTGTAAACAATGTAGTGAATACTATTTCTTCGGCAAAGACTTCGAGGATGCGAAGGGAATTTCGACTCCAGAAGATACAGAGAGAGGGCTATACGCCGAAATTCTTTGTGATGGATGCGGACTTACTTTGGTAAATCACAATGGAGAATGCATAGATTGCCCTAAGAATGGATATAGTGGAGCAAACTATCCTCGTGTTCATTCACTTGAATTGACATTCGGTGAGAAATATTAATCATGACTAGAGAACAGGCTACTAAAACTACTCGCGAACTATTAGTCAAATATGGACTCAAGGATTGGGGAGTCCGTCTTAACAATAATCCTAACTCCTACTATCTAGGTCTGTGCGTTTATTCTGATAAGTGTATCATTCTGAATGGGCATCATATTGACTTGCATGGTCAGGGAAACGATGCAGAACTAATCAATACGATTAGACATGAAGTGGCCCACGCGATAGTTGGACCGGGGCATGGTCACAATGAGGTCTGGGCAGATAAAGCAAGGGAAATCGGATGCGACAATACTCTTCCTTGTGCGAACGTCAGTTTGAAGCCTGAACTAATCGACGCAATCAGGTCAGGCGCAACAATTGAAGTAGAGTTTACAGAACAGGTCATTAGGACTCCCCATTACAAAGTGACCAGACTCCAAGACCGCTGTATCGAATGCGGAGAAGTAGCGAAAGAGAAATTTTCCTTCGAAGACGAAGATATAGAAGGAAATTTCTGTAAATTCATTTACCTCGAATGCGGACACGTGAAGAAACTAATTATTCCTCGCGCTACTCCCTTCGAATCGCTGGTCAGTAATTGGTGGAAAGATGAAGTCTCTACTTGTGAACATGAGTGGAATACATCCTCCCATACCAAGTGCGAGAAGTGTGGAGAATTTAGACTCTATCCATTTCAAGTCGAGGGAGCGAGATTCATCGAAACTGCACTAGCTACAGGTAAGGGAGCAGGCATATTCGATGAAATGGGATTAGGTAAAACTGTTCAGTCCCTCGCATACATTCGATACCATCAGGAATTGACGCCAGTTCTTTTCATCGTCAAGTCTGGTATCAAGTTCCAGTGGTTCACAGAAATTCTACGTTGGCTCTCTCTGGATTTTACGCCACAAATTATTGAGACTAGTAGGGATTTCATTATTCCTCGTCTCAAGGCGTATATCATCAGTTACGACCTACTCCGGAGAATGTCGCAGGACAAGATTGATAAGATTGCTCCAAAGCTAGTGATTCTCGACGAATGTCAGCAGATTAAGAATGCTGATTCTACAAGAACACAAGAGGTCAGAAAGATTATTCGCAATCAGGAAGTAAAGGTCATTCCTTTGAGCGGGACACCTTGGAAGAATCGAGGTTCTGAATTCTTTCCCGTCTTGAATATGCTGGACCCAACTAAATTCAACTCTCACCAAGGATTCATCAACAGGTGGGTAGACAGATATTGGGAAGGCAATAGATTGCGCGAGGGTGGTATCAAACATCCTGCGCGATTCAAGGAATACGTTAAGGACATCATCATCAGGCGTGAGAGACAGGAAGTAATGAAGCAACTCCCTGTAATCAGCAGGACTAAACTGAATGTTCAGTTAGAAGAAATTGAACAGAAAGCCTATGATGATGAAGTCAGTGAATTTGTAGAGTGGTATAACGAATTCATCAGCGAGGGTCATGAATTAGATGGTATGCAACTAATGGCGAAGATGGCCAGAATGCGGCATATCACTGGACTCTCTAAGATTCCTGCTACTCTCGAATTCGTAAATGATTTCGTAGAGAATACTGAACGTAAGATTGTAGTATTCGTTCATCACAAGGATGTAGGGTCAATCCTTTACGACAGAGTTAAAGAGAATCACGGGACAGAAATGCCAGTCCTGAAACTCTCAGCGGACTTGGATAGTGAAGCGAGGCACGAGGTTCAAAAGACCTTCAATGAGTCTCCTCGCGCTATTCTAATCGCTTCGACCTTGGCAGCAGGTGAAGGTCTGAATCTTCAGACTTGTGCAGACTGTATCATGCATGAAAGACAGTGGAATCCTCAGAATGAGGAACAGGCAGAAGGGAGATTTATTAGAATCGGCCAACAGTCTAATACAGTCAATGCAACATACGTCGAAGCCGATGACACAATTGATGCCCACATTGCAGGTCTGGTGGAGAAAAAACGCCGTGCATTCCACGCGGTAATGAATAAGGGAGAACTTCCTCGCTGGAATGAATCGGCAATGGCTAAGGAACTGGCAGATATTATCGCTATGAGGTTCATGGCGAAGAATAGGAAGAAAACTAATGGCTAAAATGTATCTCACTCAAACTGTAGTTAGAAACGAAGTATATGATAAACTCCCAAAAAAGGGAGTAATTCTTGGTAAAAATGCTTCAGCTACTACACTGGAAGGTAAAGTTTGCGTAGCATATGTAATTCGATGGTTCGACGAAGAATTTCAAACTTTCAGGACTGCTGAATTCGACGTAATTACTGGTGAATACTTGGGAGAAATAGGAGATAAGAATGGCTAAAAAGAATGTCATCATGGACGCGACTAGCCTGTCGGCCTTAATGTCGTGTCCTCGCATGGCAAATTTCAGATTCGGTATGAATCTAGTTCAGAATACTGGTAAGTCCAACTCATTGGAAGTTGGCAGTATTATGCACACGATTCTCGAACATTATTACAAGGCTAAGATTCAAGGATTCACTAATTCCCAGGCCATTAGTATGAGCATGGCTATGGGCGAGACAATGATTAAGGGTTGTCCAGTTTGCACAGGTTCTACAGATGATAAACCTCTCTGTGGACATAAGCCCAATGAATTTCCCGGTTTACAGAATACGCCAATGGAATCATCCACCAAGCCTAATCGTGTGGGCTGGAAACATGTATTGACCACGGCGGAACAATACTTTGAATTCTATCGCAATGATTCATGGGTTCCTCTTGAAGTAGAAATTGTTAAGGGAGAGGTTCTCTATGAAGACGATGAAATCAGAGTTCTCTGGAAAGCTAAGTTAGACCTTGTAGCAGATACGAATCAGTCAATTCTGCCTATCGACCATAAGACTATGAGTCAACGTAGAGATACAGTCTCCATGAATAATCAGTTCATGGGTCAATGTATCATCATGAAGACTCGTAATGTGGTAATCAATAAGATAGGATGGCAGACTTCTCTTGAACCTAGGGAGAAGTTCATTCGAACAATTCTATCTTATTCTTCAGATAGACTGCTAGAATGGCAAAGTGAGATTCTACCATTCTATGCATATCAACTCCTGACATTTGTAGAAAGTGAATACTATCCCCCGCGATTTGACCACTGTGAGGGTAAGTATGGTCCTTGTCCTTATCTTGAGGTCTGTGAAGCCAATCGAGATATGAGACAGGACATTATCAATCAGAACTTCATTATAACAGACGAATGGAATCCGACAAATGAATGACAGACTTATGTTAGTTAGTGAAACTCTGGGTCAAGCGTTAATAGCCTTGGCTAAAGAAGGATTTAGAATTACCGCAATTATTGAAGATAGTGGTGAGTTTGCATTTATTACTTCAGACTGTTTCGTTTGTCACAGTGATGTATTGACTGATTTCATTAAAGAGGAGTCTATTCCCCACGCGGTTACACGAGTCAATTTCGAGAAGGTTGATACTCAAGGAATGAACTGATGGCTAAGAAGCGAGGTCATTTACATAAGTATAAGAGAGTTACACTTGGGATGCGCGGTTATAAAGTATACCGATGCATAATCCCCGGATGTCCACACTATATCTCTGTAGACCTAGTGGAAAATTCTCTCTGTGAATGTAACAGATGTGGACAACCTATGGTAATGACCAAAGCAGCCATGCAATTAGCTAAGCCACACTGTCAAGATTGTACAAAAAGTAAGAACAAAGAGACATTCACAGACATTACACAGTTCCTTGAGGAGAAATTAATCTAATGCCCACAATGGATTCAGTCAAATCAGACGCATTATACTGCATGTTCAAAGGAGAACCCGGAACTCGCAAATCAACTCAGGCACTATCTTTTCCTACGCCACAGTATTGGTTCTCGTGGGACAGGAAGATGAACGGTATGCTTCTTCCTATGAAAATTTGGGGAATGAATCCGAAGGAAGTAACCTTCGATGATTATGACGACTGGACAAAAGCAAGAACTAAACTTGAACAGTTACAAGTGAATTGTCCATATAAAACTATTATCTTTGATTCTGTAACTTCCTGCGCGGATATGGCTCTCCGTCAGGTTTTGAAGTCAAAAGGAATCGACTCTAAGAAAGGTGGTAAACAGATTGGTGGTATCACAGTCAATACTATCGAAGATTTTGGAGCAGAAGCGTCTGCACTGCAAGAGTTAATTGCACTGAGTAAAGACATTAGCAGTTATCACAAAGTTCATGTCATTCTCATTGCACACGTAGTTCAGGCGGAGTATAGAAATACGGTAACGAACGAGACTCATGTATCCCGTTCTATTGTCACGGCTGCTAAAAGAGTTGCAGCCAAACTACCCGCTTACTGTGGCGAAGTTTATCATTTCAACATTGAGCGGGGATTCGATGCATCAGCAGGGGGCAGCTATACACTATTAACAGAACACACAGGAGACGACTTCGCAAGAACCGCATTACCACTACCACGTAAAATCTCATTTGGGGGTGATAAACTATACGATAAATACTTACTTCCGGCAATCAGTCAACTCAGTCAACAGTCAACAAAGTAAGGACAGAACAATGCCTATCATCACTTACAGTGAAAAAGACCTCCTCCGTGGCAAGATTGTGGAACCTGCATGGTATCGGGTTCGCATCGACAACATTGGTGAGGCTCCGTCAAAGGATGGTGGTTCTACCAACTATCCTGTCGAGGGTGTTATTCTTCGCAATGCGGATAGCGGAGATGAAACATTCGCGGGTGTTCCGATTGAGTGGAATTTCAATTCCAAGGCAATCGGATTCTCAGTAGGATTCCTTCAGGCATTCGGTGTGGAAGTCAAGCCGAATACCCGTATGGAGTTGAAGGCTGCTGAAGGACATGAACTCGATGTTTTCATCGAGAACGATACTTGGCAGGGCCGGATGAAAAATCAGGTCAATCACAAGTATCGTCAGCCTCGTTCGTAGTTAATGGCAGTTGCCGTTTCTGTAGCTAAACCTATAACCTACAGGAATACTGAAGACTTCAAGCCCTAGGCCACGGCAGAGAGTGTCTGAAATGAAAGTCAGGATAAAGTGGTCCTGTCCGGCAACTGCATTATTCGGAAAGAAGGAGACTCCCAATGTTCGACATTTTCCGCGAAATCGAGAATATCTTTACTGAGCGTATGGCGTATTCCGCTCAGCAAGATACTACGGAAGAAACTGACGAGCCGGAAGAAACTGATGAAGACTTCGACGATGAAGACTTCGATGATGAAGACGAGAAAGACTACACGGATGAAGACGAGGAAGAATCTGAGGATTTGCCGGAATAGTTAGTCTATGTTCTTCTCCAGAATGGTGCCCGCCACCGTGGAGAAATAGTTAGACTGTTCCGGCAATAGGGGGAGTAATCGACTTAGTTCTTTTAAGAACTGTATATACTGATTACTCCCCTACTTAATGGAGACAACTTTAATGGAAACGGCTACTGATACACGTGTCTTAGGTAGAATTATTAAGGTTTCTGAAAAGGGCTACGGGTTCATTATTAGTAAAGATATCGCATTCACTCGAATCTTCTTTCATTGGACTTCACTTACTGGAGATACTGTCAATTTCAAAGAATTGAAACAGGGTATGAATGTAGAGTTTACGCCTGTTAACGTTCCTGAAAAGGGTTGGAGAGCTATTAAAATTAAGGTAGTCTAGTATGGATATAACATTAGAAGATTATAGGATTAGAAAGGAGTGGTATAATAGAGTTAAAATAATGGCTATTTACCACCTTATCCAAGTATACAAAGGTAAGTGGACTATTAGCCAAACTGCTGAACATTTTGGAGTAAGTGTTGCATTAGCTAGTGAGAACTTAAAGATATTCAAAGCTGCTGATAAAGACCCTCGCATCTTTACTTGTAGGACTAGAGATGAGGCATTGAAGAAACTGAGATGACTAAATATGTTCCGGGACATGGACCTATTGGCGCTAAACTAATGATTCTAGGAGAATCTCCCTCTTATACTGAAGTAGAACAGGGTAGGCCATTTATAGGTCCATCAGGCAGAGAATTAGATAAGCTGCTCAAAGAAGCGGGAATCAACAGAGACTCCTGTTGGCTGACTAATGTCTGCAAATATTTCGTTCCTGCTTCTAGCAAATCAGATAGAATTCCTTTTTCTATACGAGCTAAAAACGCGGGGATAGATATAGCTCAACAACTAGCAGAGTTACAGAATGAAATAAATGATATCAAGCCTAACTGTATACTCGCGCTTGGTAGGACTGCACTGTGGGCACTATCAGGTGAGACTAAGATTAAAAATCATAGAGGGTCAGTGAAGTTGGGTATGGGAAGGAAATTCGTTCCTACCTATCATCCTGCTCATTTACTATTTCTGGCAGACAGTGAAATCAAGGGATACTGGAATCGACAAGTAATGGTATTCGATTTCAGACGAGCCTATGAGGAATCACTATATGAAGAATATTCCCGTCCAGTTAGAACTCTTTCCGTTTGTCGAAATTCAGCACAATTGGCTGGATTTATCCAACGATACAAGGGATATACAAGACCTGCAATCGACATTGAAGCAGGCGGCACATGTTTGCCTATATGTATCGGAATCTCATTTACCCCTAGTGAAGGAATTACTGTCCCTCTATGGAATTGCGACGGAATTAGTAATATTCCCGACTCAGACTTAACATCCTGTTGGTTACTATTAAATGAAATTCTAGCCAACAATGATGTAGTAGGTCAAAACTTTAAGTATGACCAAGATAAGATTCTTCGACTAGGATTTACTGTTCGGTCCCTCGCGTCTGATACGATGCTTAAAGCATTCGTAATCAATCCTGAGTTACCGAAGGCCCTTGCGTTCAATACTTCTATTTATACGAAGGAACCGTTCTATAAAGATGAGGGAATGTATCAGGGTTCCGCTGATGACCTATTGATAGGATGCGCGAGGGATGCTTGTGTAACAAAAGAAATAGACCTTGCAATGGACAAGGATTTAGATGAAATAGGTCAGAGGGAATTCTATGAAAACTTTGTAATGCAATTACATCCTCTTTATCTGGAAATTGAACAACTTGGATTCAATATTGACCATGATAAGAGAGATGCACTGCTCAAAAAGTATATCGAATGGGATGAGAGACTTCGATATGAGTTGTTCCGTGACTTAGGATTCGAATTAAATACAGCCTCGCCGCTACAGGTCAAGAATCTGTTACATGATGTATTCGATATTAAGACTATCGAGTCAACCGGCGAGGAAGAAATTACTGCACTACTGAACAGTCAGAAACTAAAAAATGAGAATCATCGTAAAGTCCTTGAGAAAATTCTGGAGCATAGGAGAGTTAAGAAGACTATTTCTACCTACATGATGGCGTTACCAGATTATGATGGTAGAATGAAGACTACTTATTATCTGTGTCTTGAAACTGGTAGAACTTCAACGGGACAGCAAGACCCACCAATCAGACCTGCATTTGAATATAAGGATTGGGAAGGTCATAAGAAAAATAAATCATTAGGAATTGCATTTCAAACTATCACTAAGCATGGAGATATTGGTGGGGACGTGCGAGAACAGTATGTTCCCGATAAAGGTGAAGTATTTCTTAATGTAGACTCCTCGCAAGCTGAAGCGCGAGTTGTCGCACTATTAGCAGACGACGAAGATACTCTACGGATGTATGATGAGCATGATATCCACGCGCTTACAGCTAGCTGGTTTTTCGGTGGAACTGAAGATGACTATTCTAAGAAAAAACTTGGATTTGAATCACCTATTCGATTCGCAGGAAAAACTCTTAGACACGCTGGTCACTTGGGGGCAGGAAAACGGCGTGCTGCTACAGAGCTTAACACTCAAGCGAGAAAATACAAAATCCCCATAAAGATTAATGAAGCTACAGCAGAACGGGCGTTGAAAATTTTTCATATGAAATCACCTAAGATTCAACAGGTGTTTCATAATGGAGTAATCGAGTGTCTTAAACGTAATAGAACCTTGATTGCGGCGGTGCCATATGGGTTTGATATTAAATACGGGGGACGAAGAACCTTCTTTGAACGGTGGGGAGACGAGTTATTCCGTCAAGCCTTTTCTTACATTCCTCAGCGTTCGGTATCTGACAATACTAAGGGTGCTGCGATACGTATTAAGAAACGTATTCCATCCATCAAGATTATCTTGGAAGCACATGACGCTTTGTTATTCAGTATCCCTGAAACTTTACTCGATGAATTCATCCCCATTATTAAAGAGGAGATGGAGCGACCGATAGATTTTACTCATTGTAGTCTATCGAGACATCAGCTTATTATCCCTTGTGATATGGAGATAGGATATGACTACTCGAATCTCAAAAAATACAAAAAAGGCTAAGAAAAAGAAAGAAGAACCAGTCTATCTTTTTTCTTTTGACGAACTACTCGCGTTACATAGAACGCTAGTGAGCGAATACATCTCTTACAAGGACCAAGTGGCATACAATCTTGTAAAACAGATTTCGGAAGCCGTCAATGAAGAATTGGTTAGACGAGCTAGTCTTACAACATAGTGAGCTAGAATCGCCTAAATCATTTTGGATGTGGTCAGGTCTAGCAGCGATATCAGCGGTAATAAAAGATAACGTTTGGCTGAATCGCGCGGGCGCTTATAAACTATATCCAAACATTTACGTGATTCTTCATGCTGACTCTGGATTGAAAAAGGGTCCACCGATATCTTTAGCTAAAGATTTAGTTAAATCGGTGAATAATACCCGTGTGATATCAGGTCGGTCTTCGATTCAGGGTATTCTGAAAAAACTAGGAACTGCATATACAGTTCCAGGGGGTAAGGTAATCAATAAATCTGTCGGTTTTGTTTGTGCTTCAGAACTATCTTCTGCACTAGTAGAAGACATGGCAGCATTAACTATTCTGACTGATTTATATGATAGGCAATACAATGAAGGTGAATGGGAATCTCTCCTTAAGATGGAGAACTTCCAGTTAAAAGACCCTACCGTGTCTTTACTAGGTGGAATCAATGACGCCCACGCGGAAGTGTTCTTCGGTAAAAAAGATATTCAGGGCGGATTCCTAGCACGAACTTTCATCGTATATGAGAAGGAAGAACAAACTATCAATCCGTTAGTTAGACGGATGACTCACACACCAGATAGAGAATCTCTTATCAGGTATTTGAAAGAGGTGGCGCAATTACAAGGTCCACTTAATGAAATGGTAGATGATAACAATAATCCTACACCTGTAGGGAAATATTACGAGGAGTGGTATTACGATTTCAAAAAACAAGTTAGACAAATGGGAGTTAAGGATGAGACAGGGACTCTCAATAGATTCGGAGATTCAGTCCTTAAGGTCGCAATCCTTCTCTCACTGGCAGAGGAACCTAAATTGGAAATCTCATTATCGGCAATGGAGAATGCTATAACGATTGGAGAACGATTAATCGGTAATATCAGACAGACTACGATGGGTAAGCGAGGGACTTCAACCTCGGCCCAACTCAAGGCGATGATTATTAAGGAGTTACTAGAAAGAGAGAATCACACAGTCAGTCGCGTGGTCTTGATGAAGAAGATGTGGTTACACTATTCCGATAGTAATGAATTTGATAACCTAATGCAATCGTTCGATGCAGCACGATTAATCAAAACAGAATCTATCGGTAATCAAATAGTGTATAAGATGCCTGAAGGTCAGGCTAGAGAATTACAAGAATTCTTGGCAGGAAAGGTGAGAAAAAATGTTTAACCAGTATGACCCGATTGCTAGAATGGCTTCTCCAATGTATACTTGAACCAATTGATTTAGAAGAATAAATCAACAGCCGGGATGGTGAAACTGGCAAACACATCAGACTTAAAATCTGACGGTCGTAAGACCTTGAGGGTTCGATTCCCTCTCCCGGCACCATTTAAGAGACAAAATATGCCTCGCGTTCCGTTCTTCGTCGAAGCTCTTGATAAGATTAAGAAGATTCACGAAGCGAAGAATAATGACTATGCAGACTCAAATAACCCGTTCAGTAATTTTGACTTTACTGAACAGGTTATGAGTATCTTTAAAAATGAAAGAGATAAGACATTCATCTGGCCGATTGCCACTAAGATTGCGAGGCTATCTACGCTTCTCAATAGTGGCAACCGGCCTCAGAATGAATCAATCGAGGATTCTTTCTTAGATATTGCTACATATATTCTTCTTTGGAGATGCGATTATTTGAATCGAATTAATCGTCGGCTTCCTCCTACTGATGAATGAACTCTTGCAAGTCAATTACTTCTTCGGGCATAAATTGCCCACCAGTCCATGAACCGATAGGATCTTCTTCAGGGAAGAATACTGGCTGCTGTTGGCCCTTCTCGTAGGTTTGTGCCCCCATACCTACCGCAGAAGCCATACCTAATGGTAATGCACTTGGGTCATCTCGATAAATCTGAGCTAAGTCTCCAAGAACCATTGGAATATATGCCTGAGCAATTCGGTCTGCGATATGGAACGGTTTGTATTCAGAAGCAGCTAGTAAGTCAAATCCTAACTTGAGTGTTGGGTGAAGTTTAGAAGTGCCAAAGTCATAGAGTAATTCTTCTCTAGTCTTTGCCTTGAATCCTTCACCCATTGTTTTCAATTCATTAGTAGTAGATGGAGTATAACCTCCTGAAGCGAATCTAGCAGCAAGAACTAGATACTGTTGAAATCCCCCTGCCACATCCAGTCGGTTATTTCCTACCTTAATTTTACCAAAGTCAGAGTTAGTTGGGTTAGTGCTAACTTCTGCACCACCCATTTTAGCGAGAGCCATAGACCCTAGCCAGAAACTTCCTATCGCAATCAGTGATTTTAGATATTGCTGTCGAATCTGTGGGGGCAGAAACATATATGTCCCCGGATTCAACATTCTGATTCGACTAGCCATCAGTCGGCCAGAGAAGAATACATCAGAGAATAGTGGCGCGTGGCGTTCTAAGTCTAATGTCTGAGTAGTTTTATTTTTACCATACTGAAACTTATACTTAGCCCTACCTGTCGCATCATTGACAAATTCAGCTAACTGTCTCGCGTATAGAGGATTAGCTTTCAAGTCAATGCCCATATTCTGAGCATCCTTTACCAGTCGATTAAACGTGTTTGCACGCAAGTCATTCAAGTATGCAGTGTAAGCACGATTGGACGCGCGGACCATTTTCCCGAACATGGGAATCTGTTCAGCTAAGGAAGACTTGAGAATTTCCTCGCGCTGACTAATCAAGTCAGTCAGTTCAAGTCCTGCATCTTTAGCTAATCCATTCTTAACGTTCTCAATTTCCATTAATGCATTCTTATGAGCTAAGTATGCAGTCTCATTTCCAAATGCTTCGAACATAGGCTTCCATGCCTTAGTCCATTCCCTAGTTCCAATTAATGCTAGTCCTTGACGGAATGGTGCAGAGATATCACCTGCTGCGGTCATACCTCGTGCTAGTTCATAGATTTTCCGTCTAGTAGATTCTGGTTGGTTATTTCCTGAAGTAGTTTTTACTGTGTCTTCAGGTCCAACTCCACTATTTCTAGCGCCTTTAGGATTTTGTCCTTCTCCTTGCGTGAAATTCGATTGTCCGTCATAAGCAACTCCCGTTCCCAGGAGAGGGTCATCAGTGCTCGCTGGGCGTTTCCTGCTATTCTCATAGATTCGAAGAAGTTTTTGTACTTCTGGGTTAAATTGTCCACTTTTGATATCTCCAAAAGGTTTAACTAACATATCCAATATAACATTAGTTTGTTGTCTACCAAGTTTATCTAATAGATCTGCATGACGATATGCAAAACTAGTATCATGGCCTCCCCCCGGAACATGGGCAAGTTCATGAGTTTGAGTTGCAAATAATCCGGTAGCAATTCTGTCTGTAGGATATGGATCTTTTTGAGCTACTTTTAATAATTCAAAAAGATTAATTAGAATCGCAGATTCCTGCCCGGAAGCACTAGGGTTAGGAATATGAATTCCGAATGTTGCAGATTTATTAGCATCAGGTGAGGCAAATAAAATACCAAATTTCTTTAATTTTGTACTTGGCTTTTTTGCCCAGGGTAAATTTTCTGCAACATTTGATAATAATTGATTAACATTTAGGATTTTTCTAGTAATATTTACAAATATCGGATTAGTTTGAAGTTCTAATATTTCATCCGGAGTAAATCTTGCACCCTGATCTACGAAACTAACTTCTCCTTCAGGATGGGAGTGTATAATAGACATTTCATCATAACTCCTTTGAATTTTATTAGTTTTATTAATTAGGGCATCTTTAACAATATTGTCTTGAACCCATTCTATAATTTTAGTTGTAGTAGTATGATTTAACTGTTCTCGATTTGCCGTAAATGGATAATCTTTATGACCCTCCTCTACCAATGACCTGACATCTACAACAATTTCATCGGGAGCATTGGGTAAAGATATCCCATAACTATCATGAGTAGTTTTTTGAAACAATCCTTTATTTAAGATTCTTGTAGTATAATCCCCAATTTCTCTACCGGGGTTATCGTTAAAGTATATTTTAATTTCTGCTCCAGGGGTAGTAATTACACCTCTTTCAGGCATGTTATTAGTTAAAGAATTATAAGTATATTTAGAAAGAGAAAATCCAGGATCATTTGGATCATCTAACCAAGTTCTTAAATCGCCATCAATCTGACGATCATAAGATACTACAGATTCAATATTAGAAATATTTGTGGAGTATCCCGCAATATTTTCTATCATGTCCTTGGCCTGATAGAGACTAGTATGTTCAGGATAGAATGTTGTTACCTCTAATCCTGTAGGAGTATCTGGGGATACCCGAGTCTTTTGAACATTAACTCCAACAACTTGGTCTTTCCATTCTTTAGGATTGCCTTCAACAGTATATTTGTATCTTATTCCATCAGCTTCATCTACAATTGAAGTAATTCGAACGTAATCTCCTCCTAAAATAGGAGAAGCCTTAGCAAATCCAAATCCACCTGATGCAGTAGTGCTACCAGCTTTACCTGTTTCTCCTACATTTGTAAACTCATGAGCCAACTGTTCGTAAGTTAGTCCTCTACCATAGTCCCTTACTGTCATACTAGGGGCTTTTCTGCCTACAATGGTAGGATGATCAGTTTCTAATGCTCTAATAATTTTAATTGGAGCATTAGTTCCTATAAATCTGTGTTCGTCACTGGCATTCTGGATTAATTCCTTAGTTGCGATTACCGGGGGGTCTCCAGAATATAGAGAACTACCTAATACATCAAGAACTCTAGTAGTAGCACCACCCATTGCAATATTAGGAAGTCCTGAAGTTCCAACTGTAGTTGCTTTCATTTCCTGAGGTTCAGTTAGTTCTTTGAATCTTTGGATTGCAGCTTCTAAAACTTTTTGAGTTCTTTGTGCAGTCCTAGGATTAGGTAATTCCCATTCAGCATCAAGATTTTCTTTTAATACTCTGATATCTAATGCTAAAGATTCAAGGTCAGTTTCTTGTAAAATTTCAGATATTCTTGAATCTGGAATGTCTCCACCCATTTTTTGAATATCTTCAATTGGGGGAGTTCTTACTGGTCTTTTTGGATTAACAAATTTAGGCCCAACAGTGGTGATAGGTGGAGCAGGTATTTCTGTAGACGTAACAGGTCTGGGAATTTCATCTCGAATTACACCTTCTAGACCAATCTGTCCTTCAAAAGTTAACTCTCCTGTCGGTTTAATCAACGGTTTAGGTGGTTGTAAATTAATCGGTGCAGGAGGTTCTGGAGTTACCCCCGCGATTCGAGCAGCGACTTCAGGATTAAATCCCCTCTTAATTAACGCCATCTGTGCCATGACTTGCATTTCAGGAGTATTTACCTGCTTTTGAACACGAGGTTCAGTAATAGGATTACCAGCGTAATCAAATCTTTTACCAGTAGTTAAGTCTATGAACTGTCCGGGACCAATCTGGAAAATTTCATGATTAGTCGGTAAGTCTGGACGAATTCCTTGATTAACTGCGAGGAATGGATCTGGTTGTGGATTTAATGCACCTTCTTGTCTAGCTAAATTATAGGGTAAAGTTGTATCTGCAATACCCTTATTACCTGCAAGGAATCTAGGCGCAATAGAACTAGGAATCATATCTCCGGGCGGAGTTGCATTCTCAGGAAGTAGACCTAATGGCGCACTAACTGATGGACCAGCATCCGCGGGGAGTTGTTTAGTTTTAGGTAATGTAGTTGCTCTTTGAATATATTCATTCCTGAGAGCTTCATCTAACTGTTGAATTAATGGTTCAATACTATCTCTTGCATTCTTTTTAACTGTATTATCAATTACTCTATCAATATTTCGACGTTCTTCTAATCTTAATAATCCTTCTGCTACTAGTTGTGCTTCTGTTTTGGGTTTAGGTGCATAATTCCCTACTTCGGGCATCCAGTTTTGCATTCCCAAAATGCCTCCTGCGATTTCAGGAATAGCCATATATTTTTTAGCTAAGTCCGGAGTATAACGGTCAAAATTACCAGAAAATAATGGGTCCGCAATATCAAATACACTTGCAGGATTTTCAGGATCAAAAATAGTTCCTACTCCATGAATAATTTGAGGAGCAGATAATGCTTTTGTTGCTATGGTGGCACGTTGTCCACTTTTAGCAACACCTGCCATAGCCTTACTCATTTCTTCAACAGTTTTACCTGTTTCTTGTAATGCTTTATATCCACGATGTAATTGTTTTGCAGTTTGAGCAGTTCTTGCACCAGATAAAGTTAAAGCAGCACTCAGTGGACTAGTGAAACTACTAGCAACTTCACCTAGTCCTTGATATGAACCGTATCCTAATCCCTTAAAAAATCCAGTCCAGTAGTCATCACTAGTATCTTTATTAGCCCATTCTTGAGCTTTCCTCGCGCCATGTTCAGCAGGTGCAGTTAATAGTGGTTTATTAGCCCAATTCCATGCTTTTTTAAGCACAGAGTCCCCGGAATCTCCAGTCTCCTCAGCAAATGGAGAATCAGGCTCATCAGGAATAAATCCTGGTGGGTCAGGAATAAATCCTGGAGGATCTTTAGGCGCCATTAGCCAATCCTTTCCCAACCTTCAGGAATAGGTTGATTAGCAGGGAGTTGACCAGTTCGTCCATCTTGCTTATTACGAATTCTGATATAACCCTGTCTAGTGGGTTGAGGTCTATTATCGGATTTCGGAGCAGCTCCAATAGTAGGTTCTCTCTTACCATAAATGGCTTCTTGTAAATTTTGCCAATTCTGTTTAGATTCAGGACTAGCACCCGGACCTGGAGGTTTCAATTCAAATGAACCATTCTCAGGCTTACGCCTAAAGTATTTTCTTATTTGTGGATAACGCTGCCAAATTTCATTAGCTTTATTATACTGGTCAGTTCTTTGCTGAGTGGGAAGCATTCCTGCTTCACCACTATCTCTACCAACTTCTTTACTTCCCGCAGGGGGAGGTGGAATTTTTCTATCACGTGGATTCCCCACAACAGGTGGAGCATTGGGATCTGGTGGTTGATAGTATCCACTACCATAGACTAATGCACGATCATATGCAGCAGTATTATTAATACCTGCAAGTCGTTCTCTATTAGTGGCTCTAAGTGCCTCTAAATCAGCATCACTTAAATGAATGGATTTAATACCAGTATTGAATCTCCTATTTGGATCTTTAGTATCAATTGCCCAAAGATATCCATCAGCACTAGACTGAATATCATAATCAGGCATCATGGACTTTAATTCATAAATCTTAGTTCTAGCTTTTGCATTTTCATCCTGATTACGCCAGTGTTCTGACTGAGCTTCAAGACGTTCATCTCGAATTCCAATACTACCTAACTGAGTGGCCAGCATTCTTTGATTGGAATTGTCTTGATTTTCATCTCTTGCGAGAGCCTGTAGCGGACCTAATTGTTCTTTCCAGTCTCCTAACTGATCATTAAATCTTGCATCTAATACTGCATCTGCACCTTGAGGACCATAACCTAGTCCTACAATAGATGCACCTAATTTACGCCAGAATCCCGGCTTCTCTCTTTGAGGATATTGTCCTAAATGTTCTTCTAACCTCTGAGAATATTCATTCTTAGGCTGATACATAGCCATGATTCTGTCGAACACACTCTGAGGCGAAGCCTGACCGCGAGGATCTTCTGCAATTTGGGGACTGATATTAAAATCCGGTGGAGTTAAATTTCCGAATCCTTCCTGAACATTAGGATTCAAGAAATCAACAGGAGGTAGCTGCTGCTGTTGACCAATCATCTGGTCAGGAGCAAACAGATTCTTCATCCTCAGATTGAAATACGGATTAATTGCCATTTTAAACCCAAGGATAAATTGCACCACCAACGGTTTGGCCTGCGGCACCAAGTCCAGCAATATTTTTCATTGCTTGCATCCAGTTACCTGGAATTTGAGCTTGTCCCTGTTGGGCTCCAATAAGTCCTAATGATAATGCATTCTGCAATCCGGCAGCTTGTAACTGTTGGCCCTGAGATTGTAACATTTGATTACCAAACATATTAGCCATACCAGGAGTAGCACCATACATACTGGTCATACCTCCCATACCAAATCGCTTACCCTGATTAGTCATTTCAGCAATTTGGGCTTCAATATTAGTAGAGGCATCAGAAGCAGTTTGAGACTGTTCCCTCGCCAATCGACTCATCGCAGCGTTATAACCGGGACTGTATCCGCCCTGTAAAGAACGGTTACGGTCCATTCCCTGACGTGCGGAGTCATAAATAGAACGAATAGGTGCAACACCACGCGCTCGAATATTCGATAAATCTTCAGGACTGTATCCACCAGTATCAGCCCACTTCTGATACTGATTCATTAAGTTAGAATAGTCTCCTAATGCCCCCTGCATAATACCATTGCCGTATCCCTGACCGGGAGCACCGTTAGTAGCGTCTAACCATTGGAATCCTTGCCCACCTCGCATTGCACCCTGAATGACATCAACAATTCTACCATCAGGTAATTGGACCTTACCTGCAACTCCCGCAGCATTACGAAGAACTTTAATACCCTGTTCCCCTAATTTACCTTCCATTGCAATTAGTTCATCAGGAGTTCTGGGAGTTCCGAACTGCTGACTAAAAGATTGTTCATTCCAGTTTTGTCCTCCTCCGCCACCATATCCAGTAGAATATGGCTGTCCCATTCCTCGCGTTGGAGTATCAGTTCCATTACCCTTGTAATAGGGACTACCTGTAGGACTGTAATGAGGGACAGTAGAACCATAACCAAAGGTGCTACCATACTGGGGTTGATTAGACCCAAAGTAGGCATTATTTAACGCACCAGTTTGATTACCTAATCCTTGCTGAACACCAGTAAGATATCCTTGAGACATCTTCTGTTGTTCATTTAACTTATTTTGCCCACGTTTCTGATCGCCTTTTGCCATTATCCTCCTCCCAAACCAGTGTAAACACTGGACTACTCAGAAACATCCCAGGAGAGATATCTCCCGGACAGAAATGCGAAGCAAATGCTAAGAATTTACTAGCGAAATAATAACAAGTAGCTGCTTCAGAACAGAACAGTTTATTAATATTCCACTTGCCTAAACGGAAAAATCTAAGTAATCCCCACCAATCATACTTCCTACCCCTAACAGTTTCTGCCCAGGAATTACCAAGATTTAAATCAATATATCCAGTGGGTCGGAGAACATACACTAAGTTTTTATCTTTAAATTCATAAACATTCACACCTTCACTACGGCTCGCAAATGCTTTACCACCTCCTAGATACACCTCAACATGAGATACATCTGACCACGTTTTAAGGCGAATAAACCATCCGAATGGGCCATGAGAACTATAAAGTAAACAGTCTCCTGGCTTAAGATTTAGTTCCATCTTTCTTATCCTTAATAGAGTGGATAATTGAAATAATTTGGGGGGCATTTTCAGCAATAACCTTTAAAACTTGCCAA